CTCGGGAAATACCTCCATAGCAAGAAGGGCTAATGGCAGAAACAGAAGCGGCAGCACCGGACCCAAACGCGATTACCACGCACGAATCCGCGACCGGGCGCACGCTGAGCGGGATGGGCGTCACATCGGAGGCGCTGGCCGACGTGATGGAGCGGCATGAACCAGAGCCCGTCGAAGCGCCGACTGAAACTCCATCAACGCCTGCCGAGCCCGTCAAACAATCCCGTGGCCAAGCGCGATTTGCTGAACTGACGAAAGCCCGAAAGGAGGCCGAAGCGAAAGCGGCCACCTACGAGCGCGAGCTTGCGGAGCTTCGGGCGAAGGTTCAGCCTCCTACGGCACCCACCCCGCCCGCGACCGCCCCGGTTGCGGCTGCGGCCCCGGCGCCGCCTTCACCGTCTGGCCCCGAACGGGGAGATTCGGGGCTCCCTTCGGGGAACCGTCCGCAGCCCACGGAAGACGAGATCGGCACGAAATATAAAACCTACGCAGAATTCGTGCTAGACTCTGCGCGCTGGGTCGCTGAAGAGCAGCAATCCGGCATCGACGCCCGTATCCGGCAAAGCATCGAAGCGGATCGGGCCTCTCGCGACTTTCTGAACCACGCCGAAAGCACCTGGGCAAAGGGGCGGAAAGTGTATGCAGACTTCGATGCGATGCGCACGACCGGACCCGGCTCGCAAGTGCCGATGGATCATGCGAAGATTCAGGCCATCTTGCAGCATCCGCAGAGTGAGCATGTGCAATATGCGATCGTGAAGGACGGCGCCCTCGCTCAAAAGCTCGCGCAAGCGAATCCGATTGAGTTTGGAATGCTGCTCTCCACGGTGGCCCCGACGAACGGCGCCGCACCGCTGGCCTCGACGCCGACCGCCGGAACGATGACGCCGCCTGCCCCAATTCAGCCAGTGGGGTCCGGTAGCCCAACGACGCCATCCCCGTCTGCCGAAGCTGCCCGCAAGGGCGATTACGCCGCCTACAAAGCGCGGCGGGAGGCTGAACGGAAAGCGCGTCGATAAGAGTAGGGCCGCCCGATGGCGAATACGTTCCTCACCAACGATATCGTAACGTTTGAAGCGCTGGATGTGCTCGAGAACACCGACAAGGTGATGCAGCGCATCAACAGCGAGTATTCCGACCAGTTTGATTTTGGTGGGACCGTCCTCGGCCAGACGTTGAATATCCGCAAGCCACCCCGGTATCTGGGGCGTCTCGGACAGGCCGCCCAGATCGAAGCGATTACTGAGACGTTCGTGCCGCTGACGCTGTCGTATCAGCGCGGCATCGATACGCAGGTGTCGTCTCAGAACCTCGCCCTCGACATCGATAACTACCGCGAACGCGTCCTCAAGCCCCAGATCGTGCGCCTCAACAACCTGATCGACCAAGATGTCTGCAACTTGGCGCAGGGCTTGAACAACTCGGTCGGCACGCCAGGCACGACGCCGACGACGCTCACGACGTATGGGCTCGCGAAGGTTAAGCTGGACAACAACGCCTGCCCGTCCGAAGACCGCTACGCATGGCTCTCGCCCGTCGCAGATTTCACCCTGATGGACAACTTGAAGACGCTGTATAACAGCGGCAAAGCCATCAGCGCGCAGTATGAGTCCGGCAGCATGACGGAATCGGGCACGCTCGGCATGGCCTGGGACATGGACCAAAATATCTATGTCCAGACTGTTGGTGCCCTCGGCTCCTCCACGCCTGTGGTGGGCACGGCGCCGGCCAACGGCGCCACGACGATCAGCACGACGGGTTGGACGACGGGCACACTCAACGCGGGCGATACGATTAGCTTCGTCTCGACGACGACGCCGGTCAACCTCGTCAATCCCCAGAATTATCAGAATATGGGATCGCCGATGCAGTTCGTGGTCACGGCGACCACGAGCGATTCGGGCGGCACGATGGTCATCCCGTTTGCGCCCGCGATGTATGGCCCTGGCCAGCAGTTGCAGAATGTGACGAACCTGCCCGCGGTCTCGACAGCGGTGTATGTCTACGACACGCCCGCGGCCTCGTTCTCGACGATTCTCAGTAAGTCAACCCCGTTCAACATGGTGGCCAACAAGAACTTCGGCACGCTGGCCATGGTCGACATGCCGTTGCCCGGCGGAACGGACAGGGCTTACAGAGCCGCGTCAAAGAAATCCGGCAAGGCGATCCGCTGCATCCGCGATTACGTGGCGACCACGGACCAGTGGATTCAGCGCCTCGACGTGCTGTATGGCACGGCGGTGCTGCGGCAAGAGCTAGCATGCAAAGTGTGCGGATAAGGCCGAGAGGTCTTGTGAGAACGTGCCCGTTAACCTCTAGATTGGAGTAGTCCCTTGGCCTTAACTGCGACTACGCTCGCGAGTGCGAAAGCCACCAACGACGTCGTCATCAATCTAACGTCCGCGACTGGCGCGCTGCCGAAGATGCTGGCGCTGGTGGATGCCGAATGGATGCGGATCACCAGCAACGCCTTGACGCCCGTCCTTGGTGTCGTGCCCGGCTATCTCGGCTCAACGGCGGGGCCGCACGGCATCCTCGCCCAAGTCATCTACGGGAATCAGGCGGACTTCGTCAACGTCGGCGTCGTGCCGCGTGGCGTAGTCACGAGCCAGAGCTTCGGCGTCAGCGGCGCCATTACCGGCCCCGGTGGCGCTGGCACGGTGCCGACGTCTGACGTGGCCTTGATTTACCTGACGAAAGCCGGCGTCGGTGCGATGACCCTCGCGGCGCCTGCGATTGACCAGCAGAATACGCTGGTGTTCATCAGCACGACGGCGCAGGCCCATACGATCACGATGGCGGGCAACGCCGCGGCCACGGACGTGGCGACCTTCGGCGGGGCCATTGGTAACAGCTGCACGATGAAAGCATCCAACGGCGTCTGGGCCTGCGTGGCACAGAACGGCGTGACGGTGGCTTAATGGCACTCGTATCCACGACGCTCGCCCTCGCCAAAGCGGCCAATGATAGGACGCTGAAGTTGACGTCCGCGACCGGCATCGCGAACAAGATGATCATCCTCTGCGAAGATGAATATTTCCGCGTGACGGATGTTACGGTGTCCCCGACCATTGGGGTCGTGCCAGGCTACAACGGCTCGATCTCACTGCCGCACGAAAACGGCGCCCCGGTCTGGTATGGGCTAACCAGTGAGTTTCAGCAGACCTATCAGATCGGCCCGGCGTTTAATCAGATTCTCAATTCGGCCGTGAGTGTGGCGAGTGTCACCTCCTCAACGGGCTACGCGGCGGATACCTATCTGGCGGGATCCGCGATTCCGGTCGGGCCGGGTGTCATCCAGAATGGCATGCGCTTCACCTGTGTCTTCGACATGGTGAAGACGGCGGCAGGCACCGCGGCGGCCACCGTCATCGTGCGGTATGGCACGCTCGGGACCGTGGCCGATCCGGCGATTCTGACGTTTACCTGGGGCGCAGGCACGGCGGCCGTGGATACGGGCACCTTTACGGTCACATCGCATATCCGCCTCGGCGGCACGGCCGCGATTATGGCCGGCACATGTGTCTGTAGTCATGCGCTGGCGGCGACGGGCCTTGTGGCGACCGGCGCCTCTGGGAATGGTCAGTTGTCCGTGGTGTCGTCGGCCTTTGATTCGACGCCGGGCGGATTCCTGGGCGTCTCGTTCAATGGCGGCACGAACTTCGTGGGCACGAACACGATTGTGGAATCGGAGCTGAAGGGCTACTAATGAGTCTCAATCCTGAACTGCTGGCAGAAATTCGGGCGGCGATTGCAGACGGCTCGCTGAACACGGCCGATCTCCAGGGCGGCCGCTCGCCCTTCCGGCCACGGCAGTTGCACGATTTGCGGCTGCTGCCGACGAAGGACGACCCGCGGCCCACGTTCTTCTGGTCGGTCGAAGGGCCACGCAACAACCCGGATGCCGGCAAGACGTTTCCCTATCCGCGCTTGCTCTGGAGCTCGGACGGCGAAGAGATCACCGTCCAGAGCGAACCGGAGCATAAGCGGATGCTGGCGCAGGGCTATCTCGAGATGGACCCGGGCACGGCCGTTGTGGATCAGTCCGAGACGATTCGCCTGATGCTCGAGCGATTGAGCCCCGCGGATCGCGCGCTGGTCATCGATGGGCAGAAGAAAGCCCGCATGAACGCGATTCAGGAACAGATGGCTGAACTCTCGGCCGAAGACTTGGAAGCTGTGCTGGCCTCGTTTGAGCCGAAGAAGGCGAAGAGCGCGTAATGGCTCAGGAAGCCGTGCCCGTCATCATGATTCCGGTGGGCTGGATGAAGTGTATCGCCTGCAGCGATTACAAACGGCATCCCGGCAAGATGTGGCTGGGCTATAACCGGCTGACCGGGGAAGACCTCACGATCGACTGTCCGAAATGCAACGGGACAGGGCAGGTTGAGCGGTTGAAGTGTCTGGACGCGCGCACGGGGCAGGAAATCGATTACGAACGGCCGGGCCAGACGTTTGTCATGGCTGGCGAACTGTCATCGCAGTAAAAGGAGT